ATGAAAAAATCTATTTATACTAGAACTGCTCTGGCTTCTCTATTGACTTTATGTTCTTTCAGTGGCTTTGCTGCTGACTTTTCTGACGAGAGTATGAAGGAAGTAAAAAAGCAAGAGAGTAACGAGTCAATCAAAACTTCTGGAAAGATGGAAGTGATGAAGACGTCAAATAAAAAACTAAAAGAGAAAATGGACAGGATATGTAATGCTGATCCAAGAAAAAAAGCTGAAGAGCTTAAGAAAAAAGAAGAGCTAAGATTAGCAGCTGAGCAGAAGAAAAAAGAGGAGTTAAAATTAGCAGCTGAACAAAAGAAGAAAAAAGAAGAGTTAAAATTAGCAGCCGAACAAAAGAAAAAAGAAGAAATCAGACTGGCAAATGAGAAAAAAGCAAAACTTATAGAGGATTCAAAGGCGAAAGCCCTGAAAGTTAAAAATTCTAATGTAGAAAAGTCAAAAACTAAGGGTTCTAAAACCAAGAATGCTAAAATTGAAGCTGAAGATATAAAAAAGGATGTAAAAGTTGTTAACAGCAATACAGAGGAAAAAGGTAAGGCAAGTCCTGTTGTTTCAGTTGGTGGCGTTGATATTATCGATACCAACCAAGGAAAGGATGGCTTAAGGATAACTTTTGGTGGTGTTGTTGATTCTCAAGGTTATGGTAACTATGGGTTAAGTGGCTATGAGCGTTATAATGTTATGCCAGGGAATTTGGTAGGTTATTTTGCTACTTCTGAAGATCTTGTAAAAGGAGCAGATCCAGTATTTCCTAGAGGGATAGGAAATATTGGTGATTACAGCGAAAACATGGGCATGATTTCAGATGCAATATTGCACTTAAGAGCTGAAAACAAAAATGAAGATTTAGGACTTCTTTATGGTGCTGATGTGCAATTTCATGTTCCAGTGACTGAAGGTAAAGGAGCTTCACAAGGTGTGAATGCTGCAAGAGGTAGAAGTGCACATGTATTCTTAAATTCAAAATATGGTGATCTGAAACTTGGCTATCAGTTTGGTCCTGAGTCTCTAATGAGACTTGATGCAACAAGGATTGCAACTGTTGACGGAGCTGCAGATAGTGACTGGTTCAGGAAAGTGAACTTAGAAGGAAGTGCTGCAAACTTTCCATTTTACGTAACACCACGTCTTTACACTGAAAGCTTCTCGAGCGAGAGTGAGAAACTCTCCTTCCGTATGGCAGGGAAATACAACAAAGATATTATGACTACATTGCCGTTTAGAGCTGCTTACTACTCGCCAAATTATATGGGTGCGAGATTTGGTATTAGCTACTCACCTCGTTACGATAATAGTTTATCTATTGTAGAGGATTATGGTAATGTAAAACATGTTGGTCCAGGCTATGAGCACATAGTAAGCGCTGGCGCATCATATGAATATGACTTTAGTAAACATAACATAAAAGTTAAAACTTCCGTGGTTGGTGAGTATGGTCATGCAAAGGAACCAAATAAAGATAAGCATTCTTATAGGGAATTTGTAGAGTACAATGACCTTAGGGGTGTTAATTTAGGTGCAAGTGCTGATTATAAGATTGACGAAGGTCAAAATATAAAGTTTGCTGCCTCTTTTGCATATTTGGGCAAGTCTGGTCAACCAAAAGGTATTAAAACGCTGATTGATGTTAACTCTGGTAGATACTTGGATGAATATGAATCGCTTCCTGATAGTGACGTAAGGATGAGAGGACTGAAGGCTCAGTTTGGTGAAAATACCATGTATTGGACTGCAGGTGCTGGCTATCAATATGAGAATGTCTATACAAGCTTGACATACTTTGGCAGCACAATGAATGACAAAGATATGCTTCATGATGTTGCACTTGGTGTTCAATATGATCTATCTTCTTCATGCAGTAAGAGCAAATTTGTTCCTTATGCAGCCTTACATTATTTTATGACTGACGAAAAAGGTGCGCTACAAGATAAAGATAATAACGATGTACCTTCTAACCAAGGAATTCTTCTACTCACTGGTGTGAAGTTTTCTTTTTAATTAGTCCTAGTAATACACACCATAACTTGAGTGTGGTGTGTGTCTTGTCTGTCAGTGTTTTATTTGTCGATCAAATAAACATGTGGTGTCTTCTCTCCTGTCATCCCAGTGCTTGACACACGATTGTATAAGCGTTTGTTTTAATTCGCATAACAGGTGGTGTCATCCCAGTGCGTGACACTGATCATCAGAAACGTTGATTACTTTTATACCCGTAAATTTAACTAGATGCCAGTGTCTGGGCACTGGCATGACACCCTATAACTACTCAGATAATGGGTAAATCGTCATAATCCCTTACCTATCGAACTTTTCAAATTTAATCAATTAAGCGGGAGGCAACTATGCAAACCAAATTAAAAAACCATTTAGCTGGAGAATTACTTACCATCGCTACTTGCTGGAAATTAACGCTTGTAAGTGGGGAAGTAATGGGATTTACTGATTATGACGAGGATTTAAATGTCAATAATATACTTTATAAATCTTCAAGTGGGTTTACAGCTAGTAGTATACTATTAAACAGCGATTTGAGAACTGACAATCTAGAAATTGAAGGAATATTAAATAATGCTGATATTAAAGAAGAAGATGTTTTATCAGGAAGGTATGATTTTGCAAATATTGAAATATTTCTTGTGAATTATAAAGATTTAAGTCAAGGAATGATGAGTCTGCACTTTGGAATTTTTGGTAAAGTAACATTAAATAGTGGTAGGTTTATCGCTGAAATTAGAGGGCTTGCGGCAAAGCTTGAGAAAAGCATATCAGAATTGTATTCTCCTGTATGCAGGGCACAATTTTGCGACGATAAATGTAAAACTGATGCTAAAAAGTTTAGTAGAACAAGCACGATTACTAAAGTGATAGACGAAAGAAGATTTGAAGACACTAATTTGGTCAAAAGCGATGGATATTATAAGCATGGAGTAGTGAAATTCTTTAGTCCAGCAACATTTGAAGTTGTAGTTAAGGAATACAAAAATAAAGTAGTTACATTATTTGCTTTACCTCCATATAAAATTTCTACTGGGGATAAATATTTGATACTTGCAGGTTGTGATAAAGCATTTTTAACCTGCAAAAACAAGTTTAACAATACTGTGAATTTCCGTGGCGAACCATACATACCAGTTGTTTAGCAGCACAATTTTCAATATTATGAATAAGTATGGAAAGGTGGCTGAGTGGTCTAAAGCACACGCTTGGAAAGCGTGCACATATGAAAATATGTCGGGGGTTCGAATCCCCCCTTTTCCGCACATTATTTCTAGTATAACACAGTGTTTTTGTCCTACTTAGACTGGGTTAATTGCTGAGCTTTTGTAATCGCATTATAATTTGGTTGACCAATTTGTTTATTATTAGCACATTTTACAACTGTCTTTTATTAGAGAAAATTCGTCTACCGTAGCATTGTCACAAATGAGTCGTAAAGTAGAAGACAGACAAAACAAAAGACCGCAATTAGCAGACCTGTGAGAGTCAGGAACAAACTACTCTACAGAGACAGTTACTATAAAACCGACGCTAATAACGAATTAGAGATAAATGTTGCAAAGAATCGCAGTGGGTCAACCGGAAAGGTCACAGTACTGGGAGGATATTATGTTGAAAAATCGAGAAAAATATTGTATAATTATTAGTACTTTTTAAGCGAATGTCTTATGGCTTTTTCTAAATTTCTTGATGCACGCAATGATTATGCTTTTGTGTGACGTGAAAGTCGTCTATTGAACTGTTTAGCACTGACTAAACCGAGTGTTTTGCCACTCGTACCCTACTAAACTGTATAGTGCACCCATTTGTCTAGACCATTTTTTTCAAAGTGATCCGATTTTTAAAATGAATATGTTGATAAATACGTCGACACACATTTAAAGTATTTATCAACATATTCATTTACTGTTTATGATAATAAAGATCAGCAGGAACTTTATAATGTAGAGTCTGATGTCGCCTTCTATAGTTATACCAAGCAACAAAATCATTTATTATAAGATTCAAATCTCTGATACTATTTGGTCTATAATAATATATAGCTTCTTGCTTTAAAGTTCTCCATAAGCGCTCAACAAATATATTGTCGAAGCAACGTCCTTTATGGTCCATACTGATTTTGATATTAGCACGCTCTAATTCCATAATAAAGTTGTAGCTAGTAAACTGCATCCCTTGATCACTATTAAAAATCTCAGGTTTACCTTGTTTTAGAGCTTCTTTGAGAGTATAAAGGCAAAATCCAGCATCGAGATATGGTGATAATGAATGAGCAATAATATAGCGACTATACAAGTCCATTATTGCCACAAAATAGACAAACTTACCTTCTACCATAATATATGTTATATCAGTAGCCCATACCTGATTAACTCTGCAAATAATCAAATCTTTGAGTAAATAAGGATATATTTTATGCTTTTTTTCTTTAATACTTGTATTACATCTTTTTCTACAATACAGCCCACTAATCTTCATTTTTTTCATAATTCTTAAGATTTTTTTGTGATTGACTACTACTCCACTCGCTATGATTTCAGCAGTAATTTTACGATATCCATAACGGCAATCAGAAGCCAATTGAATCAAATTTGCTACTTCACTTTCGTTATTAATTATAGGCCTATAATATAGGCTAGATCTGCAAATCCCCAATAAATCAGCCTGTTTCCTAATTGACAGATCAGAATCTTTTTCTATAAACCTTACTCTATCTTTTTTGCTTATTTCAGTAATTTTTTTTTCAAATAACTATTTTCCACTGTCAATTCTCCTATTACTTTATGTAAACTTTCTATTTCTTGCGCTAAGATTCTTTGTTTTCTCGCACTTTCACTTTCTTCAACAAATAGGTCTTTTAACCTTGCCAATACTCTATCACGCCAATCATATAGATTTGTTGATGGTATTTTATATTCACTACATATCTCAGATGTGCTTTTTTGATTTTTTATTGCTTCCAAAGCTATCTTTGCTTTTAACTCTGGTTCATATTTTTTTGTTGCCATACTTTTACCCCTTTACCTTCCTACTCGGATTAACCATTTTTTTTTGGTCTAGTTTATGGGGTGCATTATAATATCAAGTATTACTGACAAACAGTAATCAACGAATGGCGTAGTCGTCCGCTGCAGTCTGTATATCCGATAGTTTTCATGGTTTTTTAAGGAGTTGTGTAAGTAAATGTATGTATAATATATTAGCAAAATGGCAGAAAAGAAGTTTTATTTAGCTGAAAGTGAAGTTCTGGTTGGGAGTACTAAATGATCTCAAAGAGAGAGGAGTGGAAGATATTCTAATTGCATGTGTAGATGGGCTAAAAAGCTTTCCTGCAGCAATAAACGGTGTGTTCCCTAATGCAGAATGTGTATAGTGCATCAGATACGTAACTCACTGAAGTATGTAGCTAGTAAAGAGTTTTTTGAGTGATTTAAAGAAAAGCTTCAAGTAAGGAAATTGCCGAGAATTATCTGTTGGAATTAGATGAAAAATGGGGCACAAAGTACCCTATAATCTTGGCAGAATAATTGGGAAAACCTATCTGGTTATTTTAAGTATTCCGACCCAGTTAGGAGGATAATCTATACTACTAATCCCATAGAGGGGCTACATAGGCAAATTAGGAAATTCACCAAAACCAAGGGCTCATTTACTAGCATAAATGCCTTGTATAAACAGGTATATTGTGCTATAAAGAAAGTGAAGGAGAAATGGACTATGCCTGTACATGATTGGGCATTGACTATATCTCAGCTCGACATTTTCTTTCCCAACAGATTGAAAATTGAGTTGAATTAAAAATGCAGTTTGACACAGTTTATTTAACACTCCCTTTAAGGTTTATTTGTTATATTTATTTTTTAAGAAATCTTGATCTAAAATAAGATAATTTTTTTTAAAGAGTCTATAAATTACTAATTTTATCGTTTAATATCTAAAATAATTTTTACCGCTTCTCTTCTTTCTTATGCCACTTTTCCTTAACTTGACGCCTATGCTTTTTTGAACGTTCCCGTTCCATACCCTTTATACATATTTTCCATACTGTTAAGTAAGCTAATATAGCTGCTGTCTAGTAACTTAACGCTTCTGAATTGTTGCAAAATTCTACAATTAATTTGCAAGGTGTCTTTAAATAACGTTAAAGATTCATTGTACACCCCTTTCATAAATTCCACTGCTTCCTTGGTAAATCTAAAGTCCAGACCTTGTTTCGTTATATCTATCGCATCTTTGTTTAATAATTGACACATTGTTTCTACACTACAATTATCAACTCCTATATTTCTCAAGATTATGGCTTTTACGAATGATGATCCTTTTAGCTTCCTCTTTCTCTTTATGAACCCTGTTATAGCCGAGATTTCATCTGCTCTTTCATTAAAAAGTTCTTTGAGCTTTTTTGATAAAAAAACTATCCTTTTCATTATATAAGTTCTCCATTTTATTTGTTAAATTTAAGAGAACTTATATCTCCTTTTTCTCTTCCTTACATCAAATGTATTACCACAAATCCTTAACTTGACTCGTATGGTTTATTTAATACTCCCATCTATAAATTGACTATAGCATCTTGCTGATGGCTAAGACCAATATTGACATTATTAAAATAACTACTTACTTGCTGCTGATTATCCATTTTTTTCCTTTTAATTTGTGTACTCTCTGTGCCTAGGAACCTTTTATTTCCTAGCAGTAACTCTTCACTTGATACTGAAGAAGAACTTTCGCTATTTTTTTCTACATAAAGCTCTTTTAAGATTGAGACACCCTTAGCATTCAAATCAGATTTTTCAAATTGTAAGAGCGATTCTCTTTTTTCTACCTCATTTTTTAAATATGTTGATTTATCTTCATCTCTAGTAAACAACTTTTGTATAGCATATACAGTATCTAAAGTATCAGGATGATTTATCCCTATAACCTTCTCTTGTAATTCTTGCAATCGTTGAAGTTCTTGTAATGCTTTTTCTTTATCCTCTAAGCAACTATGTAAAACAGCTATATAAAACTTCACAGATAGTACGTTAGGATGATTATCTAAAAATCCATAATTTTTTTGTAGCTTCAGCACTTTCTCAAAATATTGCAATGCTTTCTCTCTTAATTCTCTTTGAATTACTTTTCCTACCTCTATTTCAACAAAATAAGGAGCCGGTTGTAAGTACTGACTACTCTCTTGATTTATCAGAATATCTTGTAGCTGCCTAAATAAAGTTTGTATACTCAATTCACGAGGTAAATCTTCTTTATGTGGTAACGCTTCTTCATTTATAGTTACTTTTTTTCTTTCTTGACTCATAAAGAAATATGCTAAGGCATAGATATATTTTGTATCTAAATTATAAAATTCATACACCTCGGAAGGATCAAGATAAGGATCATTATCAGAATTAAAATCACTTATTTTAAGGAAAATTTCATCTCTCAGTTGTCTTACATAGTACAAAGTTGTAAATGCATCAGTATATCTTTTTTGCATCACAAATACTTCAGCTATAATAACTGCCATATCTAGATGTTCTTCTATAAATTCCATGATTTCTTCGTTAAATGAACTAGTAAATACAAAGTTATTGTATTTAATGTACGACAATGCTTTTTTATAATTTTTTTGTTTGAGATAAGTAGAAAGTACTTTTTTATCCAAAGCAAGAGAAGAAAATGTATCATTTATCTTCTCTAATTTTTTTAAATCTAGAAAGATTTTTAACGCTTTATCATACCGTCCCAAACCAGCTTGTGCGCAGGCGAACTCATATTTAATTAATCTTGAATATCCATCATCTACACTAAGCAATTGACATAATTCTGACGTAAGATTGATAACTTTTTTATACTCATATAACTCGTTTAAGCTACTTAAGACTAAACAAGGAAAATTCTTATTTTCTTCTATTAGATAGTCATATTTTCGACTATGATCAAACAAAGATAAGAGATGATCTATCTCTAAAAAACCTCCTTCAGCTTCAGATACCAGTTCTAGAACACAGCTTAATGTGTGTTTTTCCTCATCTATGCTAAGCTGTGAACGTATTACTCTTTTTATTAATTCATGCATAGTATAGACCTTGTATTTACCTTCCTCTTTTGCATAAATTATCGAATATTGTTCTAGCAATTTAAAAATAGAGTTTAGTTCATCCTTATCTTTAACCCAGAACAAAAATAAATCTGAATTAATTTCATCTGAACCAAAATAAGCCATAGCATTTAAAATTTTTAGAATTTTCTCTCCAGAACTCATCTCTTCTATTGTTTTTATCGAAAGTAGTAATGTTATTTGCAATATCCTATCGTATTCATTCTGCCTAGTGTTTCGTGGAAATTTCTGATCAAACTTTTCGTACTGTATTAAATATTCAAAAATTCCAAATGCTTTCCTCAAAGGGCTTGATCCTTTGTTTTTAATATACGCTGCTGCTAGATTTATAGCTAATGGAAAACCTTTGAGTTTTCTTATAAGTGCTTTTATTTGTTCATCTTGCGATCTATCTGCTATCTCTAAAATTCTTTTGACAAGTTGTATAGCTTCTTTTTCTCCAAAATTATCTAAAGATACTTCTGCTATATCTTGATAATCTTGATCAGAAGAAGTAAATAAGCAATCAAAACCACCTCTTTGACCTCTGATCTTTAAAATCCTCTCTAGATCTTCTTTTTTAGCTCCCTGAAAAAGGAATAGGCATTTTTCCTTCCTTTACACTCCTCTCCTTCCATAAACATGGCTAACCTATCTCGGACAAAGGAAGCAAAAGAACTTTCTATGGATAATATATCTTGAGTATTTACCTCATAGGCATGAAGATAAACTCCTTTGTTTTCTTCAACAAATTTTCTAGCTAGTTGAGTTTTGCCAATTCCAGATGGACCTACTATTACTACCGCTCCCCCCTGCAACTTTGTATATATTTCCTCTATTTGTTCCTGTCTTCCAGTGAATTCTTCTACTGGAGCACAAACATCCTTAAAATTCATTTTCCCAAATAGAAATGCTAATGTTTTTACATTTGATGCTTTTTTTATACTAGACCAAAGACTACTAGATCTTGCTGTATTACCATGCTCTGATTCGAGTAGGTTGCTATAGTCTTGAGAGACTGTTTCAGCATGCTTTACAAATGCTTCTTTTATTTTTAGATAGTAAGATGAATTTAGAATTGTTTTTAAACTTTTTTCCATCAAAGATATAACATCACTATTTTTTTCAGTCCTTTCTATTAACTCTTTACCTCTTCTTATATGTTGCTCTTTTTTTCCTTCTCCTTTAACTAAGTATTTCATATTCATATCTAAATTTTGTTTGCGTTCTTGACAACAAAATAAGATATGCTCGCTTAAAAAGCTTACCTCTTGTTCAATATGGGATTTAATTTTTACTATAAGATCTTCAATTACTTTTTTGCTTGGCATTTGAATTTCTTTATTAACAATACAAAATACCTGCTCCACAGTAGCCTTAAAGTCTTGTAGGCCTAAAGCGTCTAAGGTATACACATAATTTTCAAGTTCTACGTTTGTAGTTTCTACTCTAATATGTCTTGTATCATATGTTCTTTTCGACTTTTCACCCATAAGGGAACGGCGATAACCATACTGACTAGATTTATCCTCACTTTTCTTTCTATAATAGATAAAAGAGCCTTCACTTCCTTCTGCAATTCCGATATTTTCATATAAATCTCTAAGATTATAACTTATTCCTCCATACTGCGCAGACACCTCTTGCAAATATGTACTTAGAACAAGGGTTTCAGCTATCCCTATATTTCTTAAATCTCTCTTATGTTCTTTCTGAATGTAATATTCAATTATCTTATTTACAATATCATCTGCTATCTTTGAAACATGATCAAAGCCCATTTTCTCAAATTGCATTTCAAAACTTTGAAAAACATTGCATCCAGCATCTACTAATATTTTTCTAAAGCCCGGTTTATATTCATTAAATGTTTCTATTAAGTCTGATAGATTAATAAAATTTTTTGTCGCTTTTATTACATTACCTGTTCTCAAAGATGCCTTAACACCAGACATTGTCCAGTCATCTATATGTGTTGAACATCCAAAAATACTCCGCACAAATCTACTAGTGTTCATTCCATCAAAAAATACTCTGTTCCCCTGTCTCAGTATACTCGCAAGTACATCATATGTAATAAGCCTCGTTTCAAATGATTTAGTGAAACTCAGAACAAACTTCATCAAATTTGAATACTCTACTTGATAAAATTGATAATGATTACCTTCTTTGTAGGATAAGTGTATTTTATTACAATATTTTTCCTTTTCATTGTATACATAATCTTTTGAATCTTTCTGAGACACTATTATCGTTGTTTTTATCAGCTCAGACATTGCATTTATTTCATTCTTTCCACCCCAAACTCCAGTAAGTTCCATACACTTTAAGTATGTGTCAAATATAAATTCCTGAACTTGATTACGTTTTTTTATCTTATTAAGTTCAGTATAAATTTCCTTCACTGCATTTTCATTAAAAAAATTAGGTTGGAGTTTACTAATATCAATATTATACTGCTTAATTTTTTCAGCACCGAATTCATCTTTAAATTCTTCTTTAAAGGTACCTCCTGTAAAATAACTTCCACTTTGACTCTCAAAAAGATCCACAATATTAACCTTATTTTCAAATCTTCCTTGGCTGAAACATACTGCATCAACAGCTTCATTACGAAATGTCTTCGTTACCAACTGCCTCATTGCACTATCTTCATAAATATTTGCATTACCTTGCATTAGCCTTTGAATTGAATGTACATCATGGTCGCTCGTAAATAATTCTTTAAACCTTTCATGGAAGGCATAATCATCAAATTTTACGGGAGTTAAGTAAGCTAAAGCAACAGACCAAAATAAGCAACTGCCATCTCCCGGTACATCAACTTCTTCATATGAAATAAGTGGTTGCAGTATCTTAGCGATATCTTTTCTGTTATTATCTTTAGCAATATCTATAGGAGTCTTTCCCTCTCTATTTAAAACATCAATTTGCGCTCCTATCTTTAGCAAAAACCTGACAATTTTTAACTCTCCCACACAAACAGCAATATGTAGCGGTGTATCATTATATTGATTCACTCGAGAATTAACGTTTAGACTCGGATATACCTTAAAAAAACTTTTTAGCTTTTCAAGCTTTCCATCTTCTGTAAGATCAGAATCCTCTATAATACTAGTAAACTCTCTCTGTATTTCACTTATTAATAGTGTCCCGCTCAAGATTGGCTCAAAATGGAAATCTCCTTTATTTATTATATGTATAGTATCTTTTTCATTATAATCTGTACTTACAGGTTTGGATGCTAACCCATCAATAAGATAGCCTGACCATCCACACATGGGAAGATTTTCAATAACATGCAGCTTAACATTATATTCATTACAAATCATACTTCCCTCAATTTCAGGCCTGCCACATATAGGAATCTGCAACGTATTTCCATACTTTAAATCAGTTAACGATGAAAATACGTCTTTATTGTCTTTCTGCATTTTTTCTATATCTTCAATACTGTGTTCTATACCAATCAAGTAACTATTCCATAATTCATCATCATCAATACCAGGCTCTGGAAGTACTACTGTAGAATCTTCATGGTTTCTAGCATCTGCTATAACCTTTTCTTTCACTTCTTGATTACTTAAAGCTTGCTTCCTACACACTTCTCTCAAAGATTTCGCAGTAAAGTTTGTTCCAGGCTTTAATTGCTTAAGTCCTTGTGCAACTGCATCAAAGAAACAATCCCCTCTTCCAATTGCTTTCCCTATTGTAAAACCTTCTGGCAGCTGTAAGCCACTACTTATCAAACTAGATTGATCAGGTGTTTGCTTAAAAAGCCCTAGGCTTTTCTCTGCATGATTTACAGAGCATGATGCATCTAACATAATACCTCCAGCATTAATTGTCACTACATTATGGATAAAAAAAAATAACACAAGAAGAACTTTTTAATATTTTATTTGAGATACATAGTTTATGTTTTTAAAACTATAGCCAGTGCTCACAAATACACTTCTGTTTTTTTACTGCAATGTACTCTTTCTATTTCTAAATACTAATTCAACTTCACATATCACTAAAAACTTAATAATACATCCACTTTCAGCAACAAAAACCAGAAGCGTGAGAACATTTTTCTTTGGAATGGGTTGGTCACCGCTAGATCCGTGCGAACTTTTTTATATGGTAATTTCATTGTACGCTAAAACCAACTATATTAGCCTACTTTAGCCATGTTTACATACGAACTGTTTTGTATAACTTTGTTACAACAATTTCACATTCTTATTTACACAACGCCGCTTTTGTTTAAATTGTTCTCACAAAGGTAGGTACTTTTTTGTGGTTTTGAAAAAGTAAATAATTTGATTTTTTGTTGCGCTGAAGAGTCCAGCATTCTCCACAAGTTTTAAATAACTTATTAATATACTTGAAAGTTGCTGAAAATATCCAATACTATAATATTGATATAATTAATATGGTGAAATAAAATGGATTTTAGTAAACGTGTTGACGGTCATTCTCTAATTATTCGAAATCCTTCAGTAAATGTACAGGAACTAGTGCGCTTTTTACGAGATCACACACACATTACAAAACTTAGTATACTAGCTTGCGAAATTGGTGATAAAGGTGCAAAAGCTTTAGCTGAGGGTAATTTTCCAAACTTGACCGAACTTCATTTGGAAGGTAACAATATTACTTCTGAAGGTCTGGAAGCTTTAATTAAGGGTAATTTTCCAAACCTTACTACACTCAATTTGAATGAAAACAAAATTGACGTTACAGGTGTACAGGCATTAATTACGGCATCAAGTGAAGTATTTCCAAAGCTTACTAATCTTAATTTGCATGATAACAATATTGACAATAAAGATGCAGGAGCTTTAGTTGAAGCATTAGATAATGGTATATTTCCAAAGCTTAAGGAGTGTAACATAAACGGTAACTGCATCTCTGATGAACTTATTGAAAGATTAGATTATATGATAAAAAACAGATCTCAAAAAGGAACCGTGCAGATGGGAAATAAGTTACCCTTTGTAATCGCTTCTGCTGGCTTATTGTTAAGTTTAAGCATATCGTACTTTGCAGGAGCTGCTGCTTTAACCCCTGTTGCTACTGCCATTTCAGTGTTTCTTGCAGCTGCAGTAGTTGGCACATTAGTAGGTTACAGTATTGGTAAGTTTTATAAAAAGGTTAGTGAAGAGAAGCAAAAAGATCTTGATACGAGTACGTTGACTGCTGTTAAAAGTGTACTATGTAGTGTATTTACTAAGTCACAATTGGGGGCTTAATTCAAGGTAGCCTTGTTGCGTAGTTATTTATTAGAAGTGTAATGGAATTAATAGTATGTGTTATGCTATCATGTTATCTATATGAACTTTAGCTAGCATGGCATCTGCACTAAAATATTTTTTGAAAAAGTTAGTTGACTTGTAAATAATTCTCTACTAATACTGGCATGTGTTTGTTTATTCTGCTGAAGTTGCTCCATGCAGGTTTGCTGTAAAAACTTCAGCAGTTTCCGTACTCCTTTAAAGCATCATGCTCTTATAGTAGTGATATCAAGTATAGGTCTTAACCATGTTGATTTATAGTAAAATTAGCTCAAATTTGGAGTCATAAGCAACTTTTAACCTCTCTATATACTCCATTGTTACTCACCATAAAAACTTAACAAAAGCTTAACTACATAAGTAGTAAAAAGATTATGGTTATTGATTTAATGTTACATATTGCATATAATGTATTATGTATCTTAGCATTAGAGAGGTAAGTATGGGTGAGTCTACTGGGATAGTAAAATCTATCATCAATCTACTAAAACCAAAATCCAAACCAGAACCATCTGATTTTGAATATGAATCAATTATAGAACATCTATCATCTAAAGAGCATTTATTAAATGAGCTGATGAATGATATGTGGTACTCAGGAGATTTACCATCAGTTAGAAATCATAATGAACCATCATCTTTGATAGATAGCAAACTTGGATTAAGTGAACAGATTTGTGTTTGGTTTGCTCTAGATCACGATCTTACGCCAAGTCAAAAAAATTTAAACAAAAAGTTACTTAGTGCTCTAAAATGTTTAGCTTCTAACTGTGGTTCATTTGATAATACTGAGCCCCTTGAAGAATTTTTATATGATAATAAAAACAATAAAGATTTAAAAGTAGTTCTTAACATCAAAAGAGGAGAATCTCAATCAACAGTATTGCATGCGATTGCAGGAGCAAATATTGGTGGATTTCGTCGCACAGGAAATCAGGCTATAGATTTACTCTTAGAAGCAGGCGCAGATCCTAACATACAAGATAATAAAGGAAAAACACCATTATACCTTGCTGCTGCCAAAGGTCACCACGATAATGCAAACTCTCTTCTCTTGAAAGGAGCTAACCCTAATATAACAAGTAGAAAGGGAAGAACTCCACAACAAATAGCAACTAATAACCTCTGCTATGATATTGAAGAATTATTTTTAACTGATAAACAGAAAAAGATGAATAAGGAGTTGTATGACTTACTTGTACTCGATTCAGACTGCACTAAAAATTTAAAGGAGTTTTTAAGTAAGCATAAAAGAGATTCAGACCTAAAAGTGGTGCTAAATATTCGGCAAGGAATGGGTGAATCAAAAGTGTTTTCGTATGTTGATCGTTTTTCTTGGGACAATGAAGGTCTTATTCAAGAGTTAAGAAAGATATTTTTAGAAGCAGGAGCATTAGATTATGGTATAAATATTTATCGTCAGCAAAAGGAAGGACAGGCCAGTAAATTACTCGTTAATTTAACTTCAAATCAAAAGGAGAAATTAAATAAGTTTTCTGATAAGGTATTGCGAGCTCAAAATATGGCTGAACTTGAAGAGATTGTAAATGATGCTATAAAGTCTGGCGTACGATTAAACTATTCTCTTTCACAAGATTTCTTTTCAGGCAATGAGTACACTTTTACCGATTATGTGATGAAAAAAATCAGTGAGTTGGAAAAAAATCCTAAAGTTTCTAGTAGTATAATATGTCAATTAGTATCAAAAGGGGCAGTGTTTGGTAATACAGTTGATGCTAACACACTGACATCAGAATTTAAAGAGCATAAAACTAACCTAAAAAAAGCTAATAGAGATTTAGTTAGCAATTCTCATAAGTTTATTGAAATCGCAAAAAGTGCAACCAATAGCGAGCTAAAAGATGCAAGAGTGGACAACTCCGTTTTTTACTTAGAATATTCTAAAGATAGTAAAATAGACATTATAAAGATAACAGATGGGGTAAGGGGTTTAGGTCTAACCGATGGAGAGATAAAGTGTGGAAGAAATATAGTAAAGATCGGTAGAAGTGAAGTAGAAATTAAAACTGAAAATGGCATAAGGAATTATACAGATNTTACAGAAGGCAGCAGTATAGTATTAACTTTCTATACTAGTTTGGGAGAATTAGAAGTTAGATTATGCCCTCATGAAGAAAATAAAAATTGGATAAAAGTAGAGGTGAGTGAAGAAGGCCTACTTCTACTCGATAAAATAGACAGTTATAATGAAGCAATAGAAGATTGCAATGAAGGAATAGAAAATTATGAAAAGATAGGACAAAATTGCTTATTGGGAGGTTTATCGGTTATTGAAGCTATAGACCAAGGTGTTTTTGCTAGATCCGGTGAATTAATGCATCCTGAAGTCACAAGCGAGTCTAACAACAAATGGACAGAATGTGAAGAGTTAAGAAGGACTTCTGATCCTAGGAGAGAAGTTTCTAGATAGATTAAAAAAGTTAAAGATTATTATTTAAATATAAACTGCTATAGTTTATAGATTAAGAAGTTCGTACCAATGTCTTTTAAGAACACTCTTTTATATTGTTTTTAAGCTGGCTACAAAATGAAGATATGGAACATACAATTGGCTGAGCTGCCTTTTACACTCCAGGTCTACTATTAAAATATGCAGCTAAAATTGGATCATTTTCTACCATTGTTGAATCTAATCTACTAAAATCTTAATTATTTATATTAATATTTTCGCATAATTGATTTTGTAACATTTATTTGCTCTTCTACATCAATCTCAACATCTTTTGGCATGGCCCTTTGTAGCATCTCCTTCTGGCACATACTCTTTTGATCTCCTATTGCTTTTATAAATTAAAACCGTAAAACTTCTCTAATTGCTCACTCCACAGCATCGGTATTTCCCTCAAGTCAGCTAACTTTAAACCCCTTGGCTGTCTTCCATTTACTATATCTTCTTTAATCTTCGGAGCTAAATAATTTAACCTTAAAATCTGTTGTATACGTCTTGTACCTATATTAATTTTGACACCTAGCTCTTTTACACTTCCGTACTTTCCCTCTTCTAATTGCCGTTTCCAGGAATGGGCTCTCACCACTGCTTTCAGTAGTGCATTATTTGTTTTTCCTTCTGGCTCTACTACTGTGCATTTGTTTCCTTTCTTCTTCATTGGTATAAATTTTTCCTCTGATTCAGAACTCACCTCTATTCCATCCCCTTTCACCATTACTCCCTTTATTAACTTTTTCACTACTTCTTTCTGCTTTCCAAAACTTAAATTTTTCCACTCTTCCGCTTTTTTTCCCCATTTTTCATATAGCTGTTCAGCTTTCTTCATCACTTCTTTTTCTACTTCTCCGGCTACTACTGTTCGGTTTACTGATTCACAATTCTTTCCTCTTAAATGATTATTGCACACGTAATATCGGTACCTTTTATTCTCTTTTTTTGCATACGTCAGCGTCATATTTACATCACAGCTTTTGCACTTAATTATTCCCTTTAGTAGCGCCTCTTCATATCTTGCTTTTCTATATGGTTGATTCCTTATCAATTCCTGTGCTTTTTGCCATTTTTCTTCTTCTATTATTGCATCGTGCTTTCCCTCATACTCTTTGTCATAATGCCTGATTTTTCCCATATATATTGGATTTGTTATTATTCTTCTCACCGTCGCTTTTTTAAAGATATCTGCTTTCGTTCTGTAACCTTGACTATTTAGCTCCCTTGCCAATTCTGCCATTGATTTTAGCTCCACATATCTTTCAAATATGTGCCCTACTATTTTCGCTTCTTTTTCATTTATTATTAACTCTTTATCTTTCACATCATATCCCAGCGGTAAAGTTCCTCCCATCCACAATCCTTGCTCTTTTGATGTTGCTATTTTATTTTTTACTCTCTCTACTATCATCTCTCTTTCTAGTTGTGCTGCTCCTGATAATACCGTTTGTACGAACTTTCCCATTGGCGTATTATTGTCAAATATCTGCGTTACTGCTACAAAATTTACTCTATGCCTTCTAAAAAATGACGTTACTTCTATGCTGTCTTTTGTTTCTCTTGATAACCTATCTAGTGTATATACTACTACACAATCTACTTCTCCTTTTTTTACATCTTCAAACAACTCCTTTATCGCTGGTCTTTCTAAATTTTTTCCTGAATATCCTCCATCATCGTACCTTTTTGCCAATATCACCCAGCCTTCTTTGCTCTTTATATATTTCTCACATGCTACTCGCTGTGCATCAAGACTGTTAAACTTTTGTTCTAGCCCATCCTCATTTGATTTTCTCGTATATATCGCACACCTTACTTCTTTTAGCATTTTATTCTCTTCAATTTTCACTTTTATCACGCATCCCAAATAATAAAGGTCCGTTGTAGCTCATTCCCATTATTCTCCCTGCTACTGCTGACAATGACGTATAAAACTCTTCTTTATAGATTAAACCCTTATCTGTTACCATTACCACATGCGTTTCTTCCCCTCTCTCTAGTATTAATTCTGTCCCTTCTACTGGTAATTTATCGCTACTTATTCTTTTTCCCTTCTCTAGCCGATCTCCCAGATACTCTAGTCTTTTTATCCCCTTTCTTGACATTTCTCCATACGCTTTTTCCTGCATTCTATAAGCTAATCTTGGTATCAGATATTTCTTTGAGTATCTAGGCGCCTCTTCCCCAAATACCTTCTTCCACGTTTTTCTCAGCTCACCCAAAGGTTTTCTCTCTAAATTCATTACTTTCTTTTCTATTTCCTCCTCCATATTTTTAGCCTTTCATAAATAACTTTTCAATTCTGTCTATTTCTTTCTTCAATACTTCAGTTACTTCTTTACTGGTTTTCGCATAATCCATCGCTGTCATTCCAAATTTATCCGCTTGCTCTATTTCTCCTCCAGCTTTCACTAGCTCCTCCACTATTTCTTTTTCACCTACCATACATGCAAGGTGCAGCGGTGTGCATTTATTTCCATATTCCTCAGCATTTACATTCCCTCCTGATTTTATCAATTCTCTCACGGTTTCTAGACGTTTCTCTGTTACCGCTAGATGCAGTGCTGTGTGTCCTTCTACATCTGCTGCATTCACATTCGCTCCTTTTTCAACTAATAATCTCACTGTTTTTGCGTCTACTGCATAATGTAAAACTGTTCTTCCTTTTTCGTCTCTTTCATAAATATTTTCATATGAGTTCTCTAATAATTCTTTTGCTGACTTATTAAATTTGCCAAGCTTTAACATAATCCACCCCACCTTTTCTTTAAATTTAAATCCCTCTTTTAAACCTTCCTTTTCGCTACCTCATCTATCATTTCGTTCACTTGGCTCATTATTTTGCTTGCTAAATTTTTACATTCTTCCTTTATTAGCGATTTGTCTCTCTTCCTTATTTCTCCTATCTCTATTATTTTTAGCTCCGGCAAATAACTCCCATTCAACATGTCTGCTATTTCTCCCACTAGCCTCTCTATTCCATAGCAGGTCAGTTCTCTACTTTTTGTTATTCCTCCTTGTTCTCTCAGAAATTTACTCGCCTCTTCACTCTCTTTGCTATCACATAGACGATACTTTTCACTTTCCCAAATGTAATACATTGGTGTTGCACCGTACTTATTCAGTTGATTAACTGTAGCTCCGGCCTTTACTAGCTCTTTTATTATTTCAACTTTTGCTCCTCCTATTTTGCACGCAGAGTGGAGTGGCGTACATCCACTGACATATTGAGTGGCATTTACTTCCGCTCCAGACCTTAGCAGCACTTTCACATTTTCTAAACTTTTTGCGAATACTGCACAGTGTAGTGGTGTATAACCATTTTTATCTCTTGCATCAACCTCTGCCCCTTTTTTTATTAATAATCTCACTGTTTTGTAATCAGAGATTTCTACTGCTTGATGCAAGATCGTCTCTCCTTCTTCATTTCTTTTATTAATGTTTTTAAACCCGTTACTTGATACTTCTTTAAAAAACTTACTCTTGCTAAAACTCATTTCATACCTCACAAAATTAGCTTTTCTAGCGTTAGATAAATTTCTTATGTTTACCTGCTGCTATTCAAGTCATGTCTTTTTTAGCATGAGAAAGCAAGTACTTTTCTTTTTATTTCATACATTTTAACCTATTATTAATATAATATATGAGGATCTAAATATAAGTACTTAACTTATTAGAGATATTACTTGACTATTTTTCCAACTTCTGTGCAAATGTCGATGTTCGTGCCACTTCAGTACTCCTGAATAAAATACTAAAATGTAATTTTCTAATTCGTGTATTGAGTCTTTTTGCTCTGAATCTGAGTTATTTTTATAGTAAACGTTGTGTTCTGCTAAAACATATTTTCTGACCTTCTGATCTGTACAATTTTCTACTTTGTAACGATGGAGAATGCTGAATCTTTCTAAAATTGGCTTGTGTTTTAAACTCCAATGCTGCCCTGAAAGTTTATCGCTTCCCAATACAAATTTATTTCCTTCTTCTTCTATGCTACCAACCGGAAAGCACGCATTTGTTTCTCCTAAGTTCCAACTGTCCGATAATACTATCTGCGCTTTAGCAAATTTAATCGATGGTAATAAGCTTTGAGTTAGAGGATACAGGGCTTTTAAGTTATACCACTGATGACTTCTTTCATAAATGCCTTTGTAATCCTTTGTGTGAGGCTCTGTTTCCCCAAGTACTGCTACATCTAATCGATATATGTCATTACTAAATGTTTGTTCATAATGCTCTCTTAAATAGTTGTCTACAATCTCTACTAACGGACCTCTAGAACTGAAAAAATTTATTCTTCCAAACGATAACACTGGCCCATTTTTTTCAACTTTTCTACCTGAATAGTCTGATAATAAGCTGCCGAATATACTTTCATCTAATATAAACCTATCAACGTTATAGTAGTCATTAAAAATCCTCATTAGCCTTGATCTTGCTGGTAATGATAGTTTTGCAAGCTCTACAACCGCATCTACAAAAAAGTCATTTGGAACATCTTTTATCCCTATCTGCAGTTCAAAAAAATGTTTACCAGGTGGTTCTTCAATAATTGTAATATCTTCTATATTTGCCCATTTGAGAGCTATTTTGAGTGAAGCAGGTGTTCCTCGCAGTCTTTGAAATTTTACTCCTTCTACTATAGCTCTTCTTTTATTTTTTACCCAACGCAGTATCTCTTCTAAACCATATTCTTCTATTATCCACGGCAATGTTTCTTCTTCCAATCTAAATTTAAATCCTCTAATACAGCTTGGATCAACCTTATAATCTATTGCATCAACCAGTGCTTGCTCTTGCTTTGTTGCGTTTGGCGGTAATAAACTTTTCATTTGTCTTTTCTTTCAAGTTGCTTTAATTTCCTTTATTTAGGTAGCTTATGAGTAAGCAAGAGATCATTGCAGAACTGATCAAAAATAAAGATGTTCTTAATATCAAAAACACTTTCCTTAATATTTGACCATATTATCCATACTTTAAAAAACAAATTACAACTTCTGGAAGAAAATCAATACTTTCGTCTCCCTAACATTGGTCATTTTTATCCAGTAAACCTTAAACCACTTATTGCACGCAATCCCCTCACTGGTACGATTCCACAAAACAAAAAAATACGTTTTAAATCCTATCTAACTTGACGTAGCCAAGCACTGCACACTCATTCCCCAGAACCACAACATCCTCTCTTGGCTCGATTAATTCTACGTTTTCTACACCCTCTACAAACAAATTTGCTATTATCCAAGATCTTGTAACATTCCATCCCAGCCTTCTATTTGCTTCAAACTTCTTAATGAACTGCTTCTTGATTTCCTCCTTCGATATTACAGGACTTATGCTCATTCTGCTGTGAATATCTATTTCCATAATATTGCAACCAATCACTGTTACTGCATCTGTTAATACCCTTATATCATCTCTAGTAAGCTGCTTTTTTACAATTTCAAGTAGTTCTTCTGATGCTGTGGATAACTTTGTTGATAAAATTGAAATTTGTACTTTCCCTGGTATGGGTGATTCTACTAATGCATCCTTTACTCTACTATCTGCTGAGAGTGCTTGAAACCGATAATGCTCTTTACTCCCTCCTGTGCTTGAGCCAACTATTCTTGCCTTGATTCTTTTTCTGAAGCGTTCATCTTCTTCTCCATCTTGCCTCTCTGCTCCATAAAACTCAGCTAAATTATCAAGCTCTTCTCCCCTTGCAAACTTGAGTAAATTGCTTTTTACCGCTTCATTTATTCTTTGTCTCAGCAAAAGCTCTCTCCAGGCTGCTACTTCTAAAATCTTCATCGCTGGGTCACTTTCAATTAGTGCCGTAAAACTTTTATCTCGATTTATTAACTCTTCTTTCATCCGAGCAAAAATCTCTTCGAAGTTCAGTGGTTCAGGCTGCTGCATTTTTAAACAACTACTCCACTAATACCTATGAATTTGCCTTCTGGAAGATAAAGACCTTCGAGTACAAGAGTCATTTTTCCTTCTTTAACTTCAGCAATCTTTACTTTTTCTAACTTAAATCTCTTCTCAAATTTCCCCAGTGCTTCTGCTGTTGCTGCATAGATTTCCAAAGTTAAATCTCTATTTATTGGCTTATCCACCAATTCAAATAATCTTGACCCATAATCTCTCCTCATTATTCTACTGTTTACTGGAGTGGTCAGTATATCAATTATCGATTGCTTTAAGTGCTCTATTCCTTCTAACGCTTTTCCTGTTTTAGCATCCATTCCTCTCATTTTTCGACTATTTTAATTTTTTTATTTTGAAAACACACTTTGATTTTTACTTACTATTTGAAAACTACAAGACGCCACATCACCTGTTCTCGCTACACCAATACCATTTACAAATACGCTGTTTGATCCTTGTGTTAGTGTCTCCTCTCCCATAGTTAAGGTATCACTTCTACGACAGACAGATCTACCATTAATACGCACATCTTTACTCCCGCTTACGCAAACATGAATAGGTACTCCAGTACAATTATCACCTGTACAAACTATAGCTCTTCTCATGTCAATTTAAATCTATTCTACTTCCTTTCAGTTTTATTCCACTTTTTGTCATTTCTATACTCGCTTCTCCAGCCTTCAGTGTTATTTTGTCTACTACTTCAATCTCTAAATGATGTTTATCTTTATCGTATGACAACTTTGTTCCATCTTGAAATGTTAAGCTACTCACCTCTTTTTTATTCTCTGGAGCAGAGTACTTTTGTTGATATATTCCAAGAAGTACTACTCCTAAAGATAATTCTCCCAGCGGGGAAAGTATAACTACTTGCTCATCAATATCTGGAGGAGACCAATCTCTATCTTTTCCTGCTTTACTTGTTATCCACGGTAAATAATCTGTTAAAAATTCTCCTATTTTCACTCTTACTTTTGCTTTTTCATAATCTACTTCTTTTACAACTCCTATACGAATGATATTCGCTAATTCTCTACTTAGCTCTGAAATCGCAAAACTATGATCCAACATGTACGTTACCTATCTCTATAATATACGGTTTAATTCCAGTTTCTGACCACACTGACTCACCAATATGTATCTCATGAACCCAATCAACTACCCAAACAAGATATGCATCTAATTCTGGCCTAAATCCTTCAATTTCCGCAGAGAGAAATTCAGCAGGAAAAATATTTTCCACGTTCCAAGTATTTTTATTTACTACTCTCGCAACCTCAGCAGCTAATGTTCTAACAACTACCGAGGAATCCTCTACTGTTCCATCAACTACAATCCTCGCTTCAAATCTTGCTTTCAGCGCTAATTCTTCTGTTCCAGGATCATGTCCTTTTTCAAATCCGCTAAGTTCCACAAACACCGCTGGCGCTACTAATTCTTTTCTTATCGATGGATAAATTTCACATGTTTGTATTGCTGGTATTTCTTTCTTCAGTGTGGTGCAAATTGCATTATGCAAATCTTTAAAATTCATACACTTCCTGTAATATAACTTAATTCACGTTCAAAAAATTTTGTAAATACTTTCTCAACCTCATAATTAACAATATTATCCTTGAAGCCTCTGGTTCCAGTGGTAGTTTTACTTCCTTTATTGGCAATGCTGCTCTTCCTTCACGTTTAAAAATACCGCTATTTCCTTTTGGCATAACTGCTGCAAATCCTCCTATAAACTCATGCTTTCCTACTTTCGATCCTCTTCTTGTTTTTTGTATTTTGCCAATTGTCGATGCTCTAATGTCGTAGAGATTTGCTCTAATTAACACTTCTAATCTGCTTGTTCTTGCCTTAAAGATTCGCAGCCTTTTTCTCATTACCGTTAATTTTATCTTCTTTTCCTCACTGATTTCCTTAGCTGCTTTTGCTTTTAACCATAGTGCTGTTTTGTTTAATGCCCTCTCCGTCGCTTTTTCCACTTTTTTCCTTTCAGCATCTATACTTTGCATAACCTTCTCAATGCTATCGCTAACCTCAACGTTGATACGCATTCACACCCCCGACGCTTGAATTTTCCATACCATTCCTGAATTGTCTTGCAGCGGTGAAGAATGTACTTTATATTTACGATCATCAATAACAAAAATATCTCCCACCATTGGCTTCAATACATCAAAAACGCTTACCTCAAGAAAAAGCATCTCCCCCACAAATTGTCCTTCACCAATTCCATATAATTTATCTGGCTGTTGCTTCAATATTTGTACCATGTATGCCTTATCCTTTGATTCATACAACGCTTGCTCCCCAAGATGTGCAAAACAATCTGCAAATAATCTTTCTATTTTTCCTTGCATATTTTACCTTTATGCACTAATCTCTACATGCACGCTAAGAAGGGGCATATTGGTAGAGCAGTCCTCATGCCTCACCACTTTTGTAGTTGCTCTACCAGTATTGTTATGTTGCAACGACTTTTACTGATCGTTCATATTGATGCTCCTATAAAAAATTTATGATGTTGAGTTTACCATTTTTAAAATCTATTAACATTCTAATAGTTTCTGATTTATCCTCAAATAAATATTTGCAATTAGCTTTACTAGTATCTTTTTGTATTTTAATTTTACCGTTATTAATTCTATCATAAAGCCAATGCCTAGAAACTTTAAGGATTTTTGCAACTTGCGAAATAGTAAGGTAGCCAGGTACTTCAATGGGAAGTGGATGATACTTTTTTTGAGAAATATTATTTTTTAATCGAATCCTTTCTACTGTACTTTTTAAAACAGTGTTCTTCTTGGGAGAGCGATATCCTTGTTTTTCCAGGTACTGAGCAATTTCTATATCTGTTTTGTCATCTTTGCTTAGCTTTACTATAAGTTGTTCCATTTCTGTTGCGTTGGTTAATTCACGAAAAGAATTCACTGAAATAGGAATCTGAAAAGTGGTAGTTTCTCCACCATGCCATACAATACGTATTTGTAAGCAATCACGTTTAATTCGGTGCGCTACTACCTTGTCAATTATGCAACGGAGAAAAGATTTTTGTTGTTGATGTGACAGAACTGGTTTATACCAAATTTCAGGTAATTTCCTACCTATATCTAGAAATACCTCTTTCAGTTCCTCAGATAATTGAGGAGTAGGTTTTTTTGGATGTTGACGTTCAAATATAACCTCCGCATCCTTAAGGTCACTCAATGCTTGTTCCCAACGCTTTTCAAGTTCTGCAGCTACAAGACGATTATCAGGATCAACTTGATTAAATTGTCGTTCTGCCAGCTTAGCTTGATATCTTAAGCGTTCTAATTGTTGCAAACGTACTTTATTAATTGCTTGTTCAGATTGTAACTGTGAATCAATAGCTTTGGTATAAGCATCCAACTCAATTTGACTAAGTGCTTCAAAAAATTTAGGAACTACTTCATTGTCAATAGCATCAGCAGGTAAACTTTGACATATAGGTTCAAGACCATGTTTGTACGAGTGATTACATATATATTGGTTTCCTTTTTTGTACTTCACTATCATTTTGTATCCACATTCTCCACAATAGATTATTCCATGCAATAACAAGGCTCCTTTTCTAGGTATTCCGCGTGTTTTTCCATGCATATATTCTGGATAATTATCTTTTAGCATTGTCTGAATTTTTATAAAACTTTCCCAATCTATATAAGCTGGATATTTATCTTTTACCAAAACTTTCCATTTTTCTATTGGCAATCTTTTTGTCGTTTTTTCAGCAGAGGATAGTTTGTAATTTGTGGTACGACGACCATAAACAAATGCTCCAGCATAAGCTGGATTCTTAAGTATCGAGAGAATTGCACACCTCTTCGGTTTTTCCCATTGTAGTTCTTTTAAATAGCTATACCTAGGAATAGTAAGTTGATGATCATGAAAATATCTTAGAACCTTTCCTGCTGATCGTTTTTCTAAAAAAGTTTTAAAAATAAGCTCAATATGATGCTGAACTTCAAGATTAGGATCCTTATGTATTGAACCGTCTGGATAACGAACAAGGCCAGCTGGAAGAGTTAAGGCTAAATCACCTCGTGTTGCTTTATTCAATAATCCAGCATTTAGTCGAGCTCTTATAGTAGATAACTCTACTTCAGCAAGTTGCCCTTTTATACCCAGTAACAATCGACCATTAATACTACCAGGATCATAGATACCATCCCTATCAGCTATTAAACACTGTTTATAGCCACATATATCCAGTAACGGATACCAGTCAGAGCAATTCCGTGATAAACGGGTTACATCATAAGAAAGTATGATCCCTACTTGTCCTAAAGTAACTTTAGTAACAACTTCTTTAAACCCTTCACGCTTTTCAATATTAGTACCAGTTATACCAAGATCAGTATCAATTATGATAACCTTATCAGCTTTCCAACCAAGATCAATTGCCCTTTGCTTCAACGCATACTGTAGTTCTAGACTCTCTTGATTGCTTAATATTTGATGAGGTGTTGATTGTCTTATATAAATTATTGCTTCGCGTGCTAAGTGTTGTACTGTGATTAGCTCTGACGTGCTCATGAATAACCTCTTGAGATATTAACAATATATTTTCTAAGACTTCCAATTTAGAACTTTGTGACATTCGCTGCCACAGTTGATATGGTTTACATGGCATAGTAATTTATACTCCTTTGCTAAAGAAACAAATTCATATAATGATTCATATGTTAGCTTACTAACGATAAAATCTTCCCTATCAACTAAATTGGTAGCAGAAAACGGAATACTTAAAATGATATCATTACGGTAAGTAACCAATATATTGCTACCACAATGGACCCTTGAGGCTATGGTAAAAGTTCTACCAAACAGTGGATGAGTTGGGTCTGTAACTGTAATCTTGTCAGTTAATATTTTTACTTCATTGTTGAGGGGGGTATTAAGATAATATCTTGACTAATGTCCCTGGACGATGGCACATTGGTAAAGGATTTGACTGAGTATGTAAATCGGTCCCTCTATCAAATCTTCTTGGCTCTTGTTTTGCATATAATGGCTGACCAAGCGTATTCACTGTCTCATTAAAGTCTGCTGGTGCAAAATATGTCGTAAACGTACTTGCTGTTCCTAGTGGAAAACAGTGTCCTGTATCTCTTTCTATAAATCTTCTTACGGTTCCTTCAGGATCAGTTGCTTGTCCTCTATACTCCTCAAACGTTATTCCACAGAACGTAAATCCTGATCTCATATCATTTCGAAGTGCTGCTCCTTCTTGCCATCTCTCATATGCTTCTTTCACTTTAGTATGAGAAGTAAGTGCATCAAAAAACTCAGGGCTTACCAAAGCATGAACTCCAGTCATATATTCACCACTTAAGTTATCCTCAATATGTCTCAATACTTCCAGACATTTTCGTTTTACATCAGTTGTTGCTGTTCCTAGCGCAAAATTTACTACTTTTGGTGTGATTTCAAATTCGTTGTACAGATTTAATAATTCACTGCCATCTGCGTCCAGAATAATCCCTTTCAGCGCTCCCATTCGCAAATGCTCCAACGTTATTGCATGTTTATTTCTCATTAGCTGCAAATGGTCAGTTATTACATCCGCCAGCGCTTTAAGTTCACTTTCTGATCCAAATGCTCTTATTCCCTGTACTTCCTCTGGTAAAACTACATCATCATGGGGAATATGTGGAATTGTGAATGTTCTTATTTTCCGTTTTCCTCGTTTTCCCACTGTTGCTGGTGCTCCTGGGGATTGTGTTGGTAATAAACTGAGAACTCCTTGGTGTTCTTCTATTGTAATATGACGAAATCTTACCGACCTACTTGGAAATAAATTTAAATTTTCTGTACGTCCATAATTTATCGGCAATATGTTTATCGCATTTGTTAGTGCCGTCATACTAAATGCTGGATTTGTAAATGGATTTTGCATTTTTTTCTCCCTTTTTAATTTAAGTTAAACTCCCTTGCGGATAATGATTCCTCGTGCTTCAAGTTGCTTTATTGCTGCAGCTTTCTGCTCTTCAGTGATATTTGCTGGCCACACCACTGCATGATCTGCTAACATTGCTATACGTGTAATGATTACTGCTTTGGTGGTTTCCGTTGCATTTACATCACTTGTTATTACACCTATAGCTGTTTGCGTTCCATCCGTAGCTGCTGGATTAAGTATCCTAATAAAACCATCGTCTGTCTTCTTGGCAACTACTGCACCAAGCTTAATATTTTGACCTTTTGCTACTGTTATTTGGTCTCTTGAATATAGACTTGATGCCTCATATTTCAGAAGATCACCTAAGTTATTTGCTTCAGTTATACTTGTCATTTTTGCTCCTTTTTTTCTTTAATTTTATCGCCATGTTTGATACGCGGCGGTAAAAGATTTATAATAATTTTGGCTACTTGTTTACCGCTGTGTTTATAGCTGTTATACGCCGCGGTAAAAGATCTGTAATTGCCTATTCTGGCGGACTTTGGTCACTTATTTACTGCGGCGTTTGTAATTGCTGATACCTAAATTTCTCAAATGCCAGATTGCGCTCGAGTTCTTGCTACCTGCATCATCAAGTCTTCTGGTGTATTTTGCGGTATTGTACTCAGTATCTCTGTCTTCTTCGTTCTCTCCGCCAGTATCGACATTAATATCTCTTGGGCTTGTTTTGCATTTACATTCTGCTCAATAAATTCTCCTATTTTCTCTGGCATCTTTGATAAATTACATAATCTTATTACCTCTAATACTTCCTTGCGGCAGCTCTCATACCCAAAACATCTTCCTTGTTCAATTAGATTGTCAATATCTATTGCTTGTATCTCAGTTTTAGTCATATTACTCCTATAATTGTCAATAAATTCTGAAAATGTCGTAATTCCATCAGCAAGTCCTATCTCTATTGCTTTCTCGCCAAAATATGTATCCGTTCAGGAGAGTGGCAGAATAAGGTAGACAAGGTAATCTAAAAAGATAACCATAGAGCAAAAGTGAGGTAATGTGGTAAACCTTTTAGAACTTTGCAAAAATTTACAGCAAAAAATAGAAAGGCTGGAAAGAGAGAATGAAAATTTAAAAGCAGAAAACAAGGCTTTAAAGATAGAGAACGCTGAATTAAAGGAAAGGCTCGGTTTAAATTCAAAAAACTCATCTCTGCCTAGCTCAAAAGAGCTATACAAAATAAAAAAGGACAAACCAAAAAGCGAAAGGAATGTTGGCGGTCAGGTTGGGCACAATGGCAATTATCGCGCTAAAATGAACGCAGATGAAGTGGTAAAAGTAGAGTTGTCATCTACTTGCGAATGTGGAGGGGAGATCGCAATATACAAGAAACCGTACATTCACCAAAAAGTTGATCTTCCGGAAATCAAGCCTTATGTAGTGGAATATCAGCTGGAGCAAGGTCGTTGCCGGAGATGCGGGAAAAGGAGAAGCAGTAAGTTACCAGAAGGTGTTACGTCAGATACATTTGGACCAAGGGTTAAGTCAATAATTGCAGCGTTCAGCGGGTTTTACAAAAATTCAAAACGCGAAATAGCGAGTGTCGTAAATGATATCTTCAATTTGAACATAAGCGTCGGTAGCATATCAAATAGTGAACATAGAGTTGCTTCAAAATGCAAAAAAATGTATGAGCAGATCGAACAAGAAGTAAGTACAAGCAAAATTCTTCATATCGATGAAACCAGCCATTACAATAAGGGTAAGCTTGGTTGGTGCTGGATGTTTGCAAGCAATGCGGCAAGTTTTGTAAAATTTACAGAGTCAAGAGGAATGAAGGTTTTACAAAGTAGTAAGTTCTGCAATCGCAATAGCTTAGTAGTAACTGACAGATATGCAGCATACAACTACTTTGCCGATAAAAACAGGCAAATCTGCTGGGCACATTTATCAAGAGATTTTGAAAGGTTAGTGCATAGTTGGAACATCGAAGTCAAAGTTCTGGGCTGTTACTTAAGAAACGTAGCTACTGAATTATTTGCACTGAAAAAAGCTTTACTAAAAAGTGAAATAGACGTTTTAAGATTTACTAGACGTGCCAGAAAGTTGCGAAAACGTACAAGGTATTACTTGAAGGAGATATTCCACTTACCTGAAGCAATAGGAGCTTCTCGAGTTGCAAAAAATATTTTGAAATCTGAAAGAATGATGTGGAATTTTTTGAATGATTCAGAAAACATTCCATTGACAAATAATCATGCTGAACAACAGATACGACACTATGTCGTTTACCGTAAAAATTCATATTTTACCCAATCACAGCGAGGAAACACATTCCTTGAGAGGATAATTTCATTATACTTAACTTGGAAACAAAGGGAGTTAAACCCTTTTCACAATCTTCTATCTATCGTTTCTCACACCGCTTAGCTGAACAGATACCAAAATATAGCCCTGCTTCGGTTGATTTGATTCTTTCCATGGACAAATTTCGGTTTCTTGCTATTAGCTGGACAAACATCTCATATAGGCGATTTACCTCTCCTTGCAAGCTTTCCAGACTTTCAGACGTTATCGGCTCATGCGGATTTAAATCGTTTTTTCTCTTTCCTGCAAATACTGTGGTATATTTTATTCCTTGTTTTTCATCAAACTCACTTTGGTCTATATGGCTTGCTATTACTCCTATGCTTCCTATACCTGAAGTCCGGCTTATATATACCTTTTCAGCACTTGACGCTATCGCATACGCCGCAGAATATGCATCATCATTCGCTATTGCTATTATTTCTTTTTCTCCTCTCGCTTTGTAGATAAAGTCGGAAAGGTCGAATAAACCGTTTACTTCACCTCCTGGACTATCTATATCCAGTACTATTGTTTCTACTTCTTCATCCACTAAAGCTCGTTTCAACTGTTCTTCGATTTGTTCATATGATGTCATTCCTAGTATATCATCGAAGATTTCCGATTTTTTTGTCAAAATTCCATGTGTTGGTATAACTTTTATTCCTTTTTCACTATTTTTTATTGCATGTTTTACATTTTTAAATATAGGCTGTTTTCCCGCATGTAACGATAGTAACTCAAAACTTCTTGCTTCTATCATCATCGGCTTATTCAACCAGATCATTTGTGTTGTCATATTATTTCAGAATTAGAATTAAAGTTGTTGCTGACGTCGGAGTCAAAATGTAGACCTAATTCACTAGCACGCCTTTGATCTTCTGCAATTTCTTGGTCTATTTCTTCTATATCGTAACCCAGCTCTGATACCACCTCTGACCTGCTCTTAAACCCATTTCTTACCGCCATTTGCTGTGCTTGCTGATCTTTCAGCGGGTCTACCCAATCAAACCCTTGCGCTATCCATTTTACCTCTTTTGCCCCTTTTTTTGTCCATTCTTCTCCTATATCGAGTTCTCCTGAGAGTAGGGCTAATTCTAACCACCTATCCCATACTGGACGGCAAAATTGAAATACTACCACGTTATGCTGTAACATCGCGCACCTCCTACGAAACTCTATTAACCCTGCTCTTATCGATGAATAATTAACCCCGGTAAGATCTCCTGTTAGCTGCTCATACGTTATCCCTGTGCCTACTGCTATTGCCCTGAGCTGCTGTTTCATAAATGCTTCATAACTTCCTCCAACATCAGATGGTTCCGAAAATTTTATATCTTCTCCTGGGTCTAAAAGTTGCATTGTTCCAGGTTCAAGACCAGATAGTGCTACCCCTTGTTCATTACTCTCTCCTTCTCCCATGATGTTTGCTTCAGGATCAAGTCTCGTAATAAACCCTGCAAACATCGCTGCTGTCTTCTTTCTCACTAATTCCGCATCGTCATATTGATCAAGTTCGTAGAGCTTTAACAGTACTGTAGAAAGCCATGGTACTCCTCGAATCTGCCCTGGTCTAAGTGGTTTATAAATATGTAAAACATCGTTTGCTGGCACTCTCACTGATTCGCCAAACGAGCCTTCACCAGGGTGCTCTCGAAAAAGGTAATACGCTTCTCTTTGCCCAAGCCTGTTAAACTCAATGCCGTTTCTGATTACATTACCGTTGGCAAGGGTTTGATTGCTCTTATTGTCTAAATGCTCTGATTCAAGTACTTGCAGTTGCAACGGTACACAAAGACCATCTTCTCGTTTTCTCGTTCTCAGCCGTACAAAACATTCCCCTCCCTCTATCATGCTCCTACAGACCAAAGCTTGTAACCCATAAAAATCATTTATCCCACTGCTGTCTGCTTCATCTGTCCATCTCAGCCATAATTCTTGCACTTTTTTCCGAAACTCTGCATCTTTCGCCTTTGACTGCGGCTTTATTCCTGTTCCAACAGAGTTACTTACTATCGTATCGATGATGTTTGCTGCATAGGAGTTCTTTCTTACCATGTCTCGAGATCGACTTCGTAAAGTTTCAAGACTATACGAGAGTAAGCTATTTATACTTCCTGTCTCTGGTTGAAAGTGAAAAAATCTTCTTCCAGATCCTCCTGCATCCCACGCTGAACCTTTAGGCTTTGGTGGTTTGCGGAATAATTGTTTGAATGACTTTAGTAACATTTAGACACCTTAACAGACAGATAATGTTTTAAAAAACAGCTTGCTGACTTTATGCAACTGCACAAAACTCTTAATCCTTCTTTGATTTACCACGTAATGGTATGCCAGCTTTCAGCGGATCAGTTGTAAGTTTTTCATCTATAATTTTTTTTATTTTTGATCTTATCGTTGGTGGTATATCTGGAAAATCTTTTTCAAGAACATTTTTTGAATAGGCAATTTTGTACTTTTGTTTACCTTCATCATCTTCAGTGATTTCCTCAGATAACCAGTCTACATCCTCCCCTCTAATCAACTCTGCACCTTCAACATCTCGTTCTGCAATCATTTTTGACAATTCTATGTCTTCCTCTAGCGCTTCCGTTGCTAGATGCACTAAAATCTCTGCTACAGTCTTGTTGTCAATTTCTGCTATATCTTTGAGATATTTCGCTAATTCACCTTCAAAGCTCACGTTAACATTTAGTTGATTTTCAGCCATTTTACTTGACCCCTTTATCTGTTGAAATCACAATCCTGCGCTTCGGCTTTACACCTACAACTTTTAACTCAGCTTTAATTCGTTGTCTTAAATCCAATAGATCTTTTATCTGCACTTCTCCATACCTAACCACATGATCACCATATGCAATCGATACTACTCTTTCGCCACTTTGAAGCTTCTTTATTGCTTGTTCAACTTGAATTAGATAATCTTCGTTATACATTTACTACTCGCTGATCCATTTGCTTTTGACTATTTTCTTTGATTTTTTACTTTCCATTTTTCCACTCAAACTATTCCATTTACTCTCTGGCCAACGATCGATTCCAAGTGCAATAGATGCTGCTCTCGCATAAATCCTGCAATCTAGTACTTCATTTCGGTCTCTTATCTTCTGCCACTCTTGCTTGGTGTATCCTTTTACTACCTTGGTAATTAGTTGTTCTGCAGTAAGTTGCTTAAAATATTCAGGTGGATACTCTGGAAAATGACAATATCCCGGCGCCCCTTCTGTTAAAACATTAAGTAGCTGAAAAAGCTCGGACTTCAATATCGATACCCCAACTGGCCACAGCTTCATTCCTCTCCGTAACTTCTTACCACCAACTGTTACATCAACTCTACTTGGGCTGTTAAGCGGCACTAGCGCTTTGTTTGCTCCTTTTACTGCCATTACTCTCCCAGAGCCTTGGTGACTCCTTACCCAGTTATAAACCTCTTGCGTTGCATATCCAGCATCTACCGCCATCATGCTTATCATGTATTCAAGTCCATTTTCACCGATAAAATGATGATTCAAAAGCTCTGAAAGTCTTTCCCATACTTCTCCACCTCCTGTATCACCTTCAAATACCTGGTAATCTATTGACCAGCTTTCACGACCCATACCCCATGCCACTACTTCTACTTCTAACCGATCTTTTTGGACATCTACTCCTGCTGTCAATATCACTTTGCCTTTCGGAACCGTACCTATCGGAAAATTTTCTCGACGCTCAAATAGTTGCTTCCAGTCTGGTACTTCTCCTTTGTCTACCCAGGTTTCTCCGAGTGTTGTATTTATCCAAACTTTCAGTAATTGCTCATTTTCCTTTGCATGGAGAAAATCTTCCACTGCTTGAGTCCAGCTATACCACCCAACTGGGCTATACAAACTAGATAAATGAAACCCTATTTTTGCCCCTTCTTTTGCCCCTTCACCTGTAGCTCTCCATTCACCTCTAGCTAGCATCTCTGTTTTTTGATGATTTTCTATCTTTTCACCACATTCTATACATATATAGTGTGCTGTATTTGGATTTTTATCTTCCCATTTAATTTGTGACCATTTTAGAACTTGATAGTAATTACAATGCGGACATGGAACAAAAAAATATCTCTTATCTGTTGCTTCAAATTCTTTTTCAATTCTGCTTATTCCATGAATCGTTGGCGTTGATACTAAAAAAATCTTTCGCCGTGCAAATGTATTGGTACGAGCTATGCTGAGTAAAACTGGATCTCCTTCTCCTCCTGAATCTCCTGGATAGGCATCAATCTCATCAAGAAAGAGATATTTTACTGGCATAGAACGAAGTCCTACACTGCTATTTGCTCCAGTTATTACTACTATTCCACCTGGAAATTCCTTACTTTGTACAGTATTTCCTGAGTCTCTTGACCTTGGGTCTTTTACTTTACTTTTTAAACATGGCGTACTCTCTATTAACGGCGCAAATCTTCCTTTTGACCAACGTTTTCCCATTTCAACTGTTGGCTGTACTACTAGCATTGGACCTGGTGTTTGATCTATGATGTAGCCTATCCAATTGTTACCAGCTTCTGTTCCTCCAATCTGTGCTCCTTTCATGAATACTACTTTCTCCGCTGACGAAGATGGAGATAGCGAATCCATGACTTCTTTTAAATAAGGAGTTCTTTCCGTTCTCCATTTACCTGGCTCTGATGCTGCAGTTGGTGCTAAAACTCGATACTTATTCGCCCACTCTGATACTTTAAGCTGGGGATCTGGTCTTAAACCTTCAGAAAAAGCTCTGGCATATATCATTGTCTGCATATACTCATAATTTGTTCTATCTCAACATCATTAACAGTAGAACTACACTCTTCCAATTCCATAAACATCTTTTTCTGAAATTCCTTTTCTATATATCTTTTGCTCATCTCACTTGCGATTATTGCTATAACAAGTGCAAGTATTCCTGTTATTGTTGCAAAAATGATCGCACTGCTTATTGTTGTTGCTGTTAAACCTGTATATGCTGCCATTGCTACTGCGCTAACTGTAATACAGATGCAGATAATATTATTATGTTTTTTCATCCTTTTATCTGCTATTTCTCTCTGTGCTATATATTTATTATGAAGGGTTGGAAAATTAACAACGGTGTCTCTGCAGAGCAATGCCCCATTTTTTTCAGTAAATAAAACTTTAAGTAACTCCAAATTATTTGATTTGATTGCTAAGTGCAGAACAGGTGTATAGTTTGCTCCTTTTTTCAGCAATAACTTTACTACATGTAAATGCCCTTTTTCCGCAGCAAGGTAAATCGGAGAGTGACCTTTATTATTTAAAATATTAATATCGATTTCTTCTTTTAAGATTGCATCTACAACTCCTTTTTGTGCAGCTAAATGGAGTAGACTGTTCTTTTCAGGACCATACTTATTGTTCATCAAGATCTTCTTTATCTCAGGCTTAGCGTAATCAAATGGTGTCTTGCCACTATCGTCTTTTACCAGAGGATCTATATCTTCTCGCGTTAGTAAGACCTCTATGGTTTTAAGTCTTTCAGCGTAATGTAGTGGTGTTCTATTCTCGTAGTCTTGTAAATTGACTTGAGCATTAGGCTCCTTTATTAAGCATTTGAGGATATCCAAACACAAATCTCTTTCATCGTAATTAGTATTACTTACGGCTATATGAACAGGTGATAATTTCATCGAGTTTTGTCCTACACGTGCGCTATTTACATCTGCTCCTAGCTCCAGTAATAACTTTACTATCTCCAATTTTTTGTTGTTAACTGCATAGTGCATCGGTGTCTGATTTCGTGCATCAAAAACCTCGATTTCAGCATTTCCTTCTCTTATCAAAATCTTTACAACTTCTGCATGTCCTATTCCTGCTGCTAGATGTAATGGCGTATGATGCAAAGCATTTCGTACATTAACGTCAATACCTTTTCTGATCAAATATCTAACTGCATTAACTTCACCTATCATTGCAGCTAAATGAAGTAAGCTATCTTGTTCTGATCCGTACTTGTTATTAATTAGCGCTTGTAATATTTCTGCTTTTTTCCCTTCTTTGGCGTAATCAAGAGATGTTTTGCCTTCATTGTCCTCAACAAAAGGATTAATGTTCTTCTTCGTGAGTAATAAATCCACCATGCTTAAACTCTATAGCGCAATGTAGTGGTGTCTTTCCATTTAATCCTCTGACATTAACATCTAATCCAGGTTGATTAATGAGACACTTTATTAACTCCAAACTTAAGTTATCAGCCATTTTATATTCAAAATCTTTTTTATATTTGAAATTTAGTATTAGATAATTCTTGTAATGAGCTTGTAATCTCTTCAGTTAGCGTCTTATGAATCTTTTCAGTGTCACTCAGTGATGCAAGCAGTGCTGAAACCCTATTTGGAATATTAAGCAAATTATTACGTACAACTCTTGCTACATTAAATGCTTCGTTTTTTACTTCTTCTACTGCTACAAGTTCACCAATCTCAGCTTTTGCTTTTGCCTCCAATAATCTACCACGTTCCATTTCATTTTTTATTCTAGTTTTTAGCAACATCGTGGAAAGGTTACTTGTATTTTCTGGATTTTTCCTCCTCAGTGGCTGACTTGGATCTCTTATTGCTGCCACCGCTTCATTTGCCTGTTCTCTATTGATCAAACCATCCTCCAACTTAACTATTCCTTTCTTTACTAAATAACAGACATATTGCTTTGAAAATCCTTGTTCTTTTGCCCATTCTGTTTGCGTTATCTTTTCCACTTTTTTCTTACTGTTTTTCTTCTTGAATTTGTGAAAAGGTTTTACCAGTATCGGCTAGAATGGCATCTCTTCCGGTATATATTTGCCAACGTTTTATCGTTACATCTACAAACTTTGAATCTAACTCTATTGTCCTACAAATTCTTCCTGTTCTCTCGCATGCAATCAGTGTACTTCCAGAGCCGCTAAATGGATCAAGTACAGTATCCCCAGGTCTGCTGCTATTAACTATTGCTTTCTCCATTAGCTCTACTGGCTTCATCGTTGGATGTAGTGAGTTGTGTGTTGGCTTATCATAAAACCAGAGGTCACTTTGATTTCTTCCTCCATGCCACTCACGTTTATTGCCATTTTTCCAACCGTAGAGCATTGCTTCGTATTGTCTTTGATAATCAGACCTTCCTAGCGTAAAATGATTCTTTGCCCAAATAATAAAAGTTGACCATTTCCCCCCCGCTTCCTCAAATACTTTTTGCAACGTTGAAAACTCTGATGATGATGTACAGATATAAATCGCACCTTTGGTGTATGCTAAAATATTGGAACAGATGTCATAGAGAAAAAGTTCGTACTTTTCACCTTGATTATCATTTAATATTTTTTTATCTTCTCTCTCTTGACTACTACCATAATCAACGTTATATGGAGGATCACAAACGGTAATATCTGCCATTTTATCATCTAACAGCGCTTTATATGATTCAACTACAGAGCTATCACCACAATAGATTCGATGATCACCTAAAATCCATAAATCCCCTGGTTTTGTTACTTTTTTGTCATCAATAGCTAAGTCAGAAAGATCTTCTTTTTCACTATCTAAATCATCAAGGAAATGTTGAACTTTTTCTAATTCAAATCCTGTCATTTTTAGGTCAAACTGCAGATCTTCTAGCTCTTGAATTTCCACTTTTAAAAGCTCATCATCCCACTTTGCCCAATTAGCTGATTGATTTGCAAGTAATCGAAAAGCTTTAGTTTGTGGTTCATTTAGATTATCACTTAAGACCACTGGTATACTTTCCATACCAAGTTTTCTTGCTGCTTTAAGTCTTAAATGACCATCAACCACAGTGCCATCGCTTTTTGCAACTATTGGAATACGAAAGCCGAATTCCCTGATTGAAGCACACATTCTGTTTATTACGTCATCATTTTTACGTGGATTACGCTCATATTCGACCAGATTTTGAGTAGGATAGTAGTGGATTGCTAAATTCATATAATTACTGTACTAATTAAAAAGTTAATATTCAAAATATGTCTAACACTAGAAAAGGCCTGGGGTCTGACCCACCAAATCCGCCATTCTGGCTGAAAGGACCCACTTTTTATGGATTTTTCGTCTTATTAATATCTTTACTAACATAGAACATTAATGCCAAAGCATCGGCCTCATTATCATCTCTAGGTGAAAAACTTTTTTCACGTATCGCTTCAATAACTTCACTCTTACTTGCATTGCCTTTGCCTGCTATAAAGCGTTTGATAGTTTTAACATTAACACCTTGGTAGGGAATATTGTTCTCTTCACACCAAGCAGAGAGAACTGCGAGAAAACCGCCATAGCAATGCGCTGCATCAGTTCCTAGATGTCTTCTCACTTCCTCAAAATACACTGCAGAAATGTCTTTCAAAGAATTGAGCCAATTACGAAAATTCAAGAAGCACATGCCACCTCCACTGAAACGACTACCATGAAAACTTTCGCTTCCACTTTCAATTACTCCACCTGTTAAAATTGCCCAGCCCGTTTGCTTGCCGAGGTCTAGTGTTAGGATTGACAT